AGACATTATATCTCTTTTACTCCTTTAAACTTTAAGCCCTAAGTAGCGTTAAAGATTTGTGTCATGTAAGGAACATGGAAGAGATTCGTAAGAACCATAACGACGCCAAACGGGCTCTGATTCAGTCCGTGGCTCGTGAAGGTCAGCACATTTTGGATGTTGGCTGTGGATTCGGTGGTGATCTTCAGAAGTGGCACAAGTGTGGTGTAAACATAAACATGTGTGATCCTGAGCCAGAGGCGCTCGTAGAGGCTAAATCACGAGCAAAGAATATGCACATGCGAGTAAACTTCTATGAGGGGGACATACACGCGTGTCCAAAGAGAAAGTTTGATGTCGTCTGTTTCAACTTTTCGCTCCATTACATCTTCGCCACGAGAAATCTTTTCTTCGATTCAATCCATGAAATCAGGAAACGCGTTAAATCAGGTGGTCATCTCATCGGTATCATTCCGGATTCCGAAAAGATCATCTTCAAGACACCGTTACAGGATGAGATGGGGAACTTTTTCAAACTCAAAGATCACGGAAACGGTGGTTTCGGTGAGAAACTTTTCGTTCATCTCACCGACACACCATATTACGCAGAAGGGCCAAAATCCGAGCCGGTCGCTTACAAAGACCTCTTGATCACACATTTAGAAGAATTAGGATTTAAGTTACAGCTTTGGGAGGGACTTTGTGGAAATCCCATCTCAGAGTTGTATAGTAAATTTATCTTTGTATATAACAGATGATACCTTTTATCGTATTGATCCTCATCAATCTTTTCATATTGTTTCAGATCCGGGAGCCAAGGGAATTCAAGGAGGTCAAGGAAAATTACAGGATTCTCAGAAATCACCTCAAGGAGACGGAGAATGAAAAATTTGCTGTCCTCGTCCGACCTATACCCATCACCGGTCTCAAACGCATGTCCGGAACAGTAGGCTACAACGTGAATAAAGGTGCTGACATCACACTGTGTCTAGATGGTGACACGAATGAGATTATGCATGTCCTCATCCACGAACTCGCACATAGTACCGTCCCTGAATGGGACCACTCGACCAACTTTTGGAAAAACTACGCCGAACTACGAAGTATCTGTGAATCGATCGGAATCTACACGAGATTACCAGACAAGACCAAATTCTGTGGTCAGTACATTCAGGATAAATAAAATCTCGGAATACTATAAATGCAAACGCCTGTCAATGATCTCGTCGCAGCGATTTTTTCGTGGGTTGTGTTCTACGCCGTGACACAAGTTCCCAAGCACTTTGACAACTACTACATGAACCTCGTGTTCCTCACCGTCGTCATCCCCAACGCCGCTCGCGCGATCGTCGGTGATTTCCCCCGTCTTGCGGTCGATCGCTCTTTCTTCGCCATGTCGTCCCTCTTCGCGCTCATCATCGTGTTCGCGGTGAACGAATGGTGGAAGCGGTCGAAGGATACGGTCAAGAACTTTCATAAGAGTGATCGAAAGAAGCATCTGGAATTGAGTGGTGTACTCGCCGGTGCCTTCACCATAGGCGCTCTGGCCACCTACTTTAGTGGTATCGATAACTCGATCTACAACAACATGATGCAGCCGAATGCTTAAACCTTAATAATGTAGGTTTTCGCGATAAAGAAAATGATGGCGGCGATCGCACCGGTCGAAGCCAGACCAATCATACTTCTACCCCCTTGTTCGTTAAGGAACTTGGGGATAGAGGTCGCGAGACGATCTTGGATAGGCTTGCTCACAGCGATACCCGTAGCGACGGCGACGATGAGCGAGATGAGCTGATCATCGGTAAGGTTAAGAGGGTTCTTACTCTCAGGAACTTCAACCTTTTGGGGAGCGGGCGAAGGGACCATTTGATGTTGCGCCATAGGCATCTGGGGAGCCACTCTGGGGTCTTCGGCCATCATTTGGGGTTCCATCATGATATCGTTAATGGGAGTAGAATCCATCGTGTCTTTATCTGTACTCATATTTTTTTCAGGTTGTTTAAACGCTGTAGACGGTTTGTTGTTCTCCTGTAAAGGAACCATACCTTCACCGTCATCGAAAAGGTTCATCGTAGGGACGTCGTTGGATGCCATGATACTATAATACGCTTATGTTTTCTCATGAAACACGTGACGCAGTTATTTCTTTTTAGTGATTGTCAATTTCGTCTTTTTCGTCGCCTTCTTAGCATCCTGGTCTGCCTGTGTGATGTGTTTCGGGTTGTACATCTTCTTGTGCATGTTCCACAGTTGTGGACTTCCGACCCTGAAGTTTTTTCGTATAGACGCCTTGTACCAAAACACACAATCTTGAATCTTGTTGGACTTGACCGTATTGTCCAACACGAGACATTCGTAGTTTTCAGTGCAGGCATCCATCACCTTACAGAACATGTCGAAAGAGGGAAAGATACCAAAGAAAGATTTATATAGTTTCTCTCTGTTCTGAATGATGTTTTCACGAAGAATGAACACGTAGTCGACATTCGCTCGAAGGGCTGGTGGTAGATCCATCACGTACTGCATCGTCAACATGAAAAAGATTTTCCAGTGTCTCCCATTCATGAAACATTGTCGTATACACGTATCTTTCAAAAACTTACTATCATACATACAATCATCCAAAAGCATGAAAGCGCCACAGTTATTTCGTCCTTCACCGACGAGTTTACGTTGTCGAGACATGACCCGCTCTATGGCATCGCGATCGTAGTCACCATAAATGAACAAATCTGGGATGAAATCAGAATAAAAGTGGTTTCCCTCTTCTGTACCCGACAAGACAATCCCGGCTGGAAGGTGTCTCTTGTGGAACATGATATCTTTCACGAGGGTAGATTTACCTGTATTTCGCTTCCCGATAAACACACAAACCCGATCGTCACTGATCGTCTCAGGTTTGAATTTCTTCAACTGAAGGTTCATTCTACTGTAGTGTTTCGTTTTATTTAGCAAAATTTTACTCATATAGAGTAGGAATGGCAGGTCGACTCAGGATCGCCACCACAGGAATCCAAGACCAATGGCTCACTGGTGAACCACAATTTTCGTACTTCCTGATGCGATTCAAGAGACATACCAAGTTCTCTTTCGATTACATCGAGAGTCAATTTGACGGAAAGACTGATTTCGGAAGTTTACTCACGTGTCGTGTACCCGGTGATAAAGGTGATCTCATCAAGAACTTCACACTGAAAGTGACCCTCTCCGATCCAAATCCCACGGCGAATTCCTGGTCTAAATCGATACTCACACACATGGTCGATTACGCAGAGTTGGTCATCGGTGGCCAGGTCATCGAGAAGATCACAGGGGAGTACATTTACATGCATCAGCAATTGAATAGCACGAACGATGATATTGAACAGACGTTGTATTTCCTGAATGGACACGGTAATCTCCTGTCGTACACAGGAACGTACACGTATTTCATGGACATTCCATTTTACTTTTACAGGCATCCATCACTCTCTATACCGACGTGTGCCCTGACAAAACAGATCGTCGAAGTTCGAATTAAATTGAGACCCCTCTCCGAACTGATCCATTTCGGTGCACCCGAGAGTATTAGCGCATCCATCCGGAAGTTTTCGATGGATACGGAGTTTGTCTATCTCATGGATGATGAGAAGGGATTCCTCGTATCCAGACCCATCGATTACGTCATCACACAACTTCAACTCGCGAAGTTTAAGATGAAACCCGGTGAAAACAAAAAGTCTGTCATGCTCAAGTTTGTACATCCCGTCAAAGAACTCTTCTTCGTGTCACAATCGGATGATGCTGTCCAAAACAACTTTCCAAATGAATACAACACAATCACGAACGCCGAACTCCGATTCAACAATGAAGTTGTCTTCAACCGTGAAAACCTGTTTCTCACATACGAACAGGCTTTGAAACATTACGTCAACGCCCCCCAAGCATCGACAAATTCCAAGTTTGGTATGTATTCGTTCTCACTTCGACCAGAAGTACATTACCCGACAGGACAGGTGAACATGAGTCGTATTTCGCACAAGCTGTTTACGATCGACATCACACCATCCAATCCACTTGTCGAGAATGATACACGTGTGTACGCTGTGAATTACAACGTGTTACGATTCGAAAATGGTTTAGCGGGTTTAAAATTTTAGGGGGCTATAGTAGTAATGGCTGGACAGCTTCAGCTGATGACCTCTGGGTCTCAAGACCGGTATTTCACGAGAAATCCAGATTACAGTCATTTCGTAGAGGCACACAAGAAACATGCAAACTTTTCGACGCAGTACATCGATATCGATTCAGAAAATGCAGTCGATTTCGGACAAAAGATTCGTTTCAAGATTCCTCAAAATCAAGGTGACCTGTTGAAGACGTTGAGTATCAAAATGACTCTTCCAGAGATTCCTGGTTCACCCGTATACGTCGAATCCGTGGGGCATGCCATCATCGATTACATCGATCTTATCATCGGTGGTACGATCGTTCAGAGACTGCACAGTGATTACCTTCAAATCTATTCAGAACACAACGTGACCCAAACGAAACAAAAGGCGCTCGAACAACTCATCGGTAAGTATCCACTTCGAACGACGGACAAAAAGGTTGGTGAAGTGCTCACAGGTGGAGGGTTGGCAAATAGAGGTATCATCATTCACGGAACGCTCGGTGCTGACTCGGATGAAAACTTCTTCGTCGATCTACCCTTTTACTTCTACAACCACCCCGAGCTCGCTATTCCTCTGTGTGCCATCACGAAACAAGAAGTTGAAGTCGAAGTGACACTCCGGAAACCCGAAGACATCATGGTAGGTATCGGTGGTGATCGAGTGACTTCACCCCCAGACATACACATCAAAAACTTTCAACTGTGTACAGAAGTCGTGTTTCTCGACACCGCGGAGCGAAAGAAACTTCAGAAGATGAAAAAGGACTATATCATCACACAGGTTCAACAGAATGTCTTCGATGTCGGAGCGGGTGTCAATGAAGGTAAGTTTAACCTCGACTTGAGAAATCCAGTCAAGGAGATCTACTTCGTGATTCAGAGGCAGGGAACGACCGGAGATGGTGTCACACAGGGGAACTTCGTGACCCCATTCGATTACGATAACACGGCGCTCACGGCGGACAACAAGCGCATTCTCTATGAGAACCTGAATTACCTGACACTCTCACTCGATGGTGAAGATATCATCACCCAAGAAACGGGGACAGTTCTATTCCTCAAGGCGGTTCAGGCGGCGATTCATCATTCGAAGACCCAGCTCATCAGACGATTTTATTCGTACAGTTTTGCCCTCCAGCCGGAAGAATCGTATCCTACGGGACAAGTCAACCTAAGTAACATCAAAGAACAGGTTTTGTACGTCAATTTGACTTCCTGCCCCGATTTCGCGAGACAAATTCGCGTGTACGCGCTCAATCACAACATCCTTCGCGTCGGTGAGGGAATTGCCAAAACTCTTTTTACACTCAAATACTAAAGATGAACATGCAAACTGGTTTCGGTGGTGGTGGAAACGCCATGACAGAACAATACATCGAGACGATGACAAACCTTCTTCTCCCCGTGCTCGAGCGAGGGACACTTCTCGCGGCCGAATATTCCAAGGCGTGTGGGAGGGATACGCTCCTCTCAGAAGACATGGAATATGCGATGAAATATTGTGTGATGTACACAGTCGGTAACACAGTGGGACCAACGTTCCCAGAAGTGTACGAGGATGCAGATGACTCAGACGATGACGATATGGAGGTGGTCACTGTCGACGAGTGTCCTCCCTTTGTACGGTACGCGGGAACAGATCCCCTACTTCTTCAGGTGAACGACGCCTACGACCGCTGGGATGCGTGGGAGCCCCAAAATCCGACAGAACGGATGTTAAAAAATGCTATTAATAGTAATGAGCACATGGGAGCCTGAGGGTTGGAATTTTTGTGATTCTGGTGTAAAGTTACACGTCTATGGCGACGATGACTCGGAGAGTAGCTCTAGTGGGGATGTTTCAGGCGACGATCAGCTCTTCACGACTAAAAAAACCAAGTATAAGAAAATATCAAAAGAAGAGTTGTTACCCGAATAAATAATTTTCCTATCCTATAGTATACTATTCACAATGAAGGCGGCCATGCAAACTGTCACCCTTGTTACTCAGGAGCTCGAGACCCAGTCGCTCAACGCGATCGTCGCTGGTTTCTCTTTCGCCGCGGCGATGTCTTGGATGGATGTCGTTCGCTTCATCATCAACCAGGTGATTAAGGTGCCCAAGAACGGTGGTGCTCAGTACGCGCTCACCGCTGTGCTCACCACTCTCCTGTCCATCGCGGTCTACATGATGATCTCCACCGTGTCTACTCGCGTCTCCAAGCCCGCGCAGCCCGTGTACGCTATTTCGCGCTAATCGGTCCACTTCGCATCAGGAGCATAAGTACCATACCAACACACAATATGATACCTATATAAATATAAACCTCTTGGTTATAAAGAACCTCAGTCACCGGGTTCTTTATTTTCTCTGTAACATCGTTTTTTGGGAGTGTTACTTTTGTCAATCCTTCAAGCTTGTCGGTAGAACATGTCACCTCAAATTTCAAAACGTGATCTTGATTCCTGAAATCGTATGGAATGAGTCTCCCATGACTCATATAAAAGAATTCAACCTTCAACTCTTTTATGATTTTTTGTGGACCCGAGTGAAACCTGTGCACAATCGGATCGTCTCCACCATGAATGTTTATGACATCCGAACCGTTCAGGAGAATATGACCCGTGTAAAACGGTGTAGACGTGTACACAGTCTGTGTGAATTCATCTGATCCGGATGTCACGCGTAACATGATAGAGTTTGGACCCTCGAGATTGATCGCACCGGAGCGAATTTGTTTATTCACAGACGTATAATTATCCGACGCGAATCCCATGAGTTGATGCGGTGTCGTCACACGAGAAGATGTATCTGTGTATCCATTCGTTCCATCAAAAAATTCAAACGTAAAAGGGTTATCACCAGTCCCAGTGTTTGAAAAGATGAGACTATTCGTATCCGAATCAAACGTCACGGTATCCACGTTACTCGAAGATTCAAGTTTCAGGTCCAGGTCCGAAGCGAGTTCTGTACCACTCGTATAATTCGTCTCATCGAGGGTGATATCAACACCGTCTACACTGAATGTTTTGTTCGTCGAACACGTCGCGAGTTGTGGTGTATGAATTCGGGCAGATACGAGCTTAAATTCTGTCACATCATAAATGGGATTTTCGAGTGCCACGACATAACTGTTCGCGTGTACATACACGTTCGTGTCACGCTGACTGCTATCGATAGAGAGGCTATGGACCTTCATTAAAATAGATGCACAATATTTTAATGAGTGTTTTCGTCACTTCTATATAGTCTTAATTATACAAGGAATGCGCGAGAGGGTTATTCTTGAGCTGGTTCGCGGCGATATCGAGACGCTTGGTGTGAGGATTTTCGTTACCCTTGTATGGGTTAAACTGATGAAACGTCTTGCTCTGATATTGCTGTGTCCAACCACCGTTCGCGGCGTTCATACGACCGTCGATTCGGCTCGTGTCTGAGCGAACCGATGTGAGGGCACCACCCTGCTTGAGGGCACTCTCACGGACGTTCATGCGACCCGCGTTACCCATGCGGTTAGGCTTACCACGGCGATCCTCGGGACGGAAACCATACTTCATGAGCTCATCATTCGTCTTGGCCGCGACACGGCTGGCGGCACCAGTCGCGTACGCACCATGGAAACTGTGAATACCGGGTGCAGGTTGGTTGTTGTACCTGTACTGCTCATCGTTGCGATCCGCCTTAAACCGGGTGGGATCCTGGGCGAGTGTCTGCGCCGATACGAGACGCTTCGCACCGTTGTACCCGAGACCGTCACTGCGTAGACCCGTCTCCGAACGGTTCGTGGTTCGCTTGGTTCGTTCGTGTTCGTTACGAGGGACGACACCGGTCATGCCCTGAGCACGACCAGCCATGGTAGGTAAACGAGAAGGAAGATAGGCAGTCGTTTCAGGTTTGTTATGTGTGAGCTGACCAACCTTCGCCGAACGGCCACCTGTGACATCCACAGCGGGACCGGAACGGCCTGGTAAAGTCGTGAGACGGTACTCACCCACGTTGATAGGATTGACACGGAACATCTGTTGATATCCACCAACCGCGGGAACGTTCGAATCGACACCGAGACCTGGTCCGACGAGTTGCTTCTCTACTGGGGAGAGGTTGTTCATGCGACCCTGATCGTACATACGGTTGCGCATGTCGAGAATCTCTTGACCACCACTACGTTGTTGGCGACCGATGACTGCGAAACTCTCCATCTCCCTCTTGGAGGGGACTTCGACCCGCGACACGAAATCATTTTGCTTGAAACTAGGCGCGGCCGCACCCATGCCATCATTCGTCATCGCGATCTTCGCTTCTGGGCTATATTTTTCAGTTTTGTTGGACAGAGTCCTTCCAGCATATACAAGACCGGCTACGGCTAACAATGAAATAGGATCAGCCATTCTTATTTCTTACTGACATTTTTATTAACGTACCTTTTCTGAAAAAGACCATTTTGAACATCGGCACGAGTACTAGAGGGCTCATATTTCATGGTGCGAAGAGGAACCTTACACTCCATGTTGTTGAGAGGAAACAGGTTACGCTCATAGGTCTGAACGATAGTCTTGTTGAATCGAGATGTGGATTGGGGGCGAAGTTGATCGCTGGTATCGATGAACTGGGCGGGAGCACCCTTTCCAGCCATATACGGAGCCGTGCCATACAACATCGTATTGGGACGCGATCCATAATTCAAGTGGCTGGGCTGAGGGTACACAAATACTTCATCGGTAGCCCGGACAGGGGGGAGAGCACCTTTGTTGTCGATGATGGATAGACCAGGTTGAAGCTGATACGCCATTTATTATTACATGAGAATATAATCTAACTATACGTTCCTCCGCCCCCTCTCACACGACCTCCGCCTCTGGGACCCCGAATGTCCCCGTCACCACCAATCCCGGCAAAAGCTTCGAGTTGAACACCTCGCGCGTCGGGATTACAAAACGCCGTGTTACTCTTACACATGGGACCGTTCTTGGGTCCATATAACCACTCCGCAAACTTCGTCTGATCGCCTGGAATTTTCGTCACAGGGGTACTGACAAACTGACGCTCAAAGGCGTTCCGTTTATGCACGGGAAGGGTCGACCTCGAACGACCCATGTCGTACGCAACCTGGTCACTACTGAACTTCTTGACCAGGGGTTGCGCCGTCGCATAATAACACGCCTCCAGGCGATTGGGTGCGTCTGTGTAATCCGTCATGAGAACATTCCCGAGTGGGTTCTCTTTCGTGGGCTTCTGACACACGTTCATCTTTTCCGTCGTCCCATATGGTTCCTTAATCATATTCGCCTTGTACATGACATAGATGACCGACAGCATCGTCGCACCAAGCACGAACATACGAGGATCACGACGAATCACAAATAAGATGCATGTAGCATAAATGATGAATCGAGACGCCGCATTCACTCGTTCCGCTGGTGTCTGTTTACTGTTTGGCCAGAAGTCTAAAATTCTCTTATTCTTGACAAGTTGCTTAGGATCTTCGAACCAAACTTTCATTTAATATAGATGAGGTTTATTTTTTTGGAAGACCACCCAGCATCCCAGTCATACTTCCCATCATCTTCATGAGAGCATCCTGGTTAATTTCACCCTCTCCACCCGACTGAATCTTATCGGCACACTCCTTCGCCATAGCCTCGATTGCAGACAGGGTATCTTCGGGCACAGACTGAATAGTCGTTCCGAGAATGTAAAGCGTCTGAAGGTACTGCCAGACGGCACTCTTCGTGCCATCGCTCATACGCTTCCAGAGCTTGATGATATCGAGCTCTGCGAGAAACTCGATATCGTTCGAGTGTACGAGAATGAACAACTCATCCTTCGCAGAGATGCTATCCGCGTGGGGAGACACACTCTTCATAAACCCGTCGACGAGAAGTCGGGGGTTGGTACTCTTAAGAAGGTCGAACGATGTTAGCATCTTCTTGATACTCTTTTCATCTGGAAAAGTCTTGTGCAATTCCACAAGAAATTGACCCATCATGTCATTAAACGCAGTCACGGACGCCATTTTCTTAATAGTACGGTCTAATCTTTAAGTCAGAAAGGTTCATTAGAAATGACCTCTCTTTGACCAATGCCGTTCAGTACGATCACGTAAACGAGAATCGCGACGAGCACGGAGGGTTTCGTATATTGATTCAGTTCCAATTTTCCTTCGTTATTGAGATACGCCTTGAGATGAATGTACCCTGCGGTGATCGCACCGGCGATGAGTGCCGCATATACCGGGTCGCGCAAATACTCGGAGAGTTCCATTTAATTATAACGGGGATTTTTTGTGGGGTATTCCGGTGCATCTCCGAAGAGTACATCGTCTTCCTGCTGAGATTCTTCTGGTTCGGGTCGGGGATCTGGCACACCTGGTACAGACTTGAATTCGGGCTCTTCCATAGGTTCACCCATAGGCTCACCCACGGGCCCGGGTTCCATCTCGGGCTCGGGTTCCATCGCGGGCTCGGGTTCTGGCTCAGGTTCCATCATGGGTTCACCCTCGAAAATCTCGGGATCCTCAGTATCTTCGACGTCACCGTCCAGGTCAATGTCCCTCGACTCCTGAGACATGTACGTCTGAAGAATCTGTTGCACGGGAATCAACTCTTTGATCGAGTTTTCGATGCATGTACAGAAACGCGACGTCAATTTTTCGTCGCGGTGGTAAATGCTCTGATCTTCATGGAATACGTAGGGGTCGCGGTATAGATCCTTCGCGATGTTGTTGTAACAGGTCTGGATGAACACTTCGTTCGTGGGGAGTTTCAGTGAAATCTTCTTGTTATCCGCCTTGAGACGAACCGCCGAAAGAATCTTGGTACACGCAACGAAAACGGCGGCCAAAAGATCACTGAACCATGCACACCGATTCGTGATGTTATCAGAATGTTGTTTAGACATCGCGTTGGACCAATTGGGGACTTCTTGAAGAAGCTTCTGGAACATGATGAGCACCTTACGCCCATTCGAAAGTTTGTTCGCTTCTTCGTAAATGTCGTTAAAAACGTCAATCATAGGTGGACACATGATGAGGCACAACTGCCCCATGTACTCACGTTTCGCTTCGGTCAAAATGCTGAGATTATCCATTTATGATTAAGTGGGTTTTAATTTTGATACTTACTACGCACTATCTCCCCCTGTACTTATTCGCCATCTTCTTCAGGTTCATGAGATTGGGAAAATCGACATCCTCTTCCTCCTCATACTCCTGTTCCTTTTTCTTCTTCTGAACATTCCATGATACATACACGTCGTGGTCACCCACGAGTTGTGATATGAATCCACCGAGTTCAAACTGTCTGGCGATGTATCGCGCGGCGGCGCTTCTATCAAATACAGGATATCCTATGAGAATCACCGGTACGGTCAGAAACACTTGTTTGTGTCCGAGTTCTACACACTGTTTGATTTTCGATGAAAACTGATCGTAAATCTTTCTGTAAATCTCTTTCTTGATCTTTTTCTTCTTGTCATCAATTTCTATGATATCATTGATGTTGATCATTACATTTAGCTCAACTTATTTTTTATCAAATCTAACTCACTGACGTTGGGGACGGCACTCTCTTTGACGAGTTTGTAATCGACAAACTCCTTTCCCATGGAACCCTTCGTGTACACTTTCACGTTATCGGGCGCCTGATCACTCAGGGGTTGGGAACGGAGTGACACGAGCTTGATCTTGTCTCCAGTAACCTCGAACGTCGACACGACCGTGAAGCCAAACGCAAATCCACCACTACGCACCACCGTGAACGTACACTCGTACAAAGTGTTCTGGATACCATCATACTTTTTGACAGACTGTGTCTCTATGATGTAGGTGGGAAACTTGAGACGCTTATGGAGTTCCTTGTTCGTCGCGAGTACGAATTGTTCCATCGTGTCATGATCAACATTCGCCTCTACCTGAGAGTATCCGGACATGTCCGGTCTGGGATCATTGAGCTTCACGTAATTGACAGGTTTCTTGTACCCTGAAAAACCAAACGACTCTGTGAAATTTTCACGATTGAATATAGCCAGGAAAATGGCGAGTGCGATCCAGCTGATGACCAAATATTGGACGACTGTGCGCACGTCCATCTTTATTATAATGCGTTAATTTTTTTTTACAAAATACCCTATAGATAGTAGATGTCGCTACTGATCTATAGCCCGAGGTGTAAACACTCCATGGATATCATTCAGTACATCGATAGTCAGGCACAGCTGAAACAGCTCGTACACTATCACAACGTAAACACGCGAGGTATACCACAACAGTACAAGTCGAAGATTACTCGAGTACCTACGATGCTCACGAAAAATGGTAAGATTCTCGTCGGTAATGAAATCAAGAACTGGCTCGACTCCCTTCTTCCCAAGAAGGATATTGAACATGGTGGGTTCGGTGGGTTCAGTGGTTCTATGACAGCCCTCGACGGAAACGGACGAGACCCGAATCTATTCTATCTGGACAATTACGGACAGTCTCTTCAGCCGGCGATGACCAAAGAGTTGGAAGAGAAGATAAATCGCGACGTATCCAAGGGTGACGTATATACAGATTTAAAGATGTAAGGCGATATTTGAGTAGTCATGAAATTAGTTTCGATACAGGCTTCAGCCTTTAAGTCTATGTTTGAGGTTCTCAAGGATATTCTCAATGACGTGAACATTTACTTTCGACCACAAGGTATGTACGTCGTGACACTCGACACGGCTCGTACATCCCTCATTGACATGTTTCTGGCGGCGGATAATTTCGAAGAGTATCACTGTGACCAAGAAGAAATCATCGCAGGTATCAACATTTCAAACACCTTCAAACTCATGAAGACGATCACGAATAACGATGTCATCAAACTCGAGATAAATTCGAAGGAATACATGGATATCGAAATCACAAGTGAAACCAAGAAGACGAGTACCAAGTTTCAACTCAAACTCCTGGACATTAACGAGAACCGTATAGAAGTACCCGAAGTCACGATGTCGACGATCACCACACTTCCATCCGCAGATTTTCAGCGACTCTGTCGCGACATGTCCAATCTAGGGTCGGAGATTGAAATCAAGCGCGACGGTAAGATGCTTCATCTCACGTGTACTGGCGATTTCGCCAACCAGGAAACGTCGATCGAGTGTCCCGATGAAAGCCCTACCATCACGGGCCTGTACAGTTTGAAGTACCTGAATATCTTTACAAAGGCGACGAGTATGTGTGCGTCTGTGCAAATTATACAGGAAACGGGGAATAGATTTTTGATTTTAAAGTACAACGTCGCGAATCTGGGTGAACTCAAGTTTTACCTAGCGACTAAGGTATCCGAAGATCTGTAGTAAACCCTTCGGTCGTCGAAATAATCTTTTTCATACCGAGTCCGTTGACCAACATGATCTTCGGAAATCGTTCTTTTAAATATTTGGGTTCGTAATACAAAAAGTCTTCGAGAGAAACCTTTTCCCCGTGAAAGTCACTCAGAGGACCGGAATAACGCCTCACCCTTTCAGTAATGTTCTGAAGTGGTTTATCATCATGATCCACGATCCAAGCACTACTCAACGGGATATGGAACCCCATCGACTTTTCCTCCTCTTTGATGAGCCTGTAGTTCAGGTCATTGGTTAATACCGTGTAGACACGATTGTTGAAGTAATATTTGATCCGTAAGATGATGTGTTCAATATTCTGGGGAATGGTTGTGTTTCTGAAGTTTTCACCCGTCACGTCAACGTAATAGTGATCTAAGATGCCGTCCCAATCTTTACTCTCTTGTTTCCAAAAGGGATCCTCGACGAGATATTTCATGTCATGATTAATCTTATACTCGAGTTCCTCTGAGATGATTTGGTAGTCAGCGGGTGTCGTGAATTTCTTGTAATAGTAATAAAGAGTACTTAAAAGTTTGACGAACATCTTTATATAAGAATGGAAGGTAATTTTTTAAGTAGGTACAACAATAAAATAGAAGAGTGGTCAAGACTGATTGAGAAAGAACCCGAAAACAAGAAGATGTACGAAAGAGAAATGTCCGAGTACATGATCAAGTGCATGCCATTCATCGAGCGACACATGTCAGAATCAAACGAAAAGACACACACAGATAACGTCTTTAACGTGCGTGAAACAGTGGGTCTCGCACGAAAAGACATCTTCACGGATTACCTCGTCGAGGTGGAAAACCAAAACATCTCTCGACCGGTCGAGCGAACGATCGAAACGTGTAAGACGTGTGTGTACAGTAACATCATACACGTACAGGATACGAGTGATTTGATATGTGACGGGTGTGGGGTTGTCGTGGCGGCGCACATAAACGAAGAACTCACGTATCGTGAGGAGCAAGAGACATCCGAAAAGATTGTCAACTATTCGTACAAACGCGAAAATCATTTCAATGAATGGTTGTCACAATTTCAGGCACAAGAGACAACCACGATACCTGATGAAGTCATGGAACAACTTCGATCAGAACTCAAGAAATTGAAGATTAAGAAACTGGAAGATATCACACATGCTAAGATACGAGGTCTTCTCAAGAAGCTCCGCCTCAACAAATACTACGAACACGTACCGTACATCACCAACATTCTCAATGGTATCAGACCTCCGAACATGCCAGCTGAACTCGAGGAATATTTGCGCATCATGTTCAAAGATATACAAAAACCATTCGACGATAACTGCCCTTCGGAGAGGAAAAACTTTTTGAGTTACTCCTATGTACTTTATAAATTTTGCGAACTTTTGGGTGAAGATGAATATCTTCAGTACTTTCCATTACTCAAGTCGAAAGAGAAATTGTATCAACAAGATGTGATTTGGAAGAAAATTTGTCGCGACTTGAAATGGGAATTTATTCCTACTGTGTAAGTAATGAACTGTCCAAACTTTTCTGTATGTGGAAAAACTTATAACCCTGACCTGAAAGTATGTACATCCTGTTTTTGGCGTTTCAAAAATGAGGTGCTCGATTTTTTCGATGACGCCTGTCAAATCTGTTCTCAACATGGCGAGTGTGTGAGGTATCGAAAATGTGACCATTTCGTGTGTATCAAGTGTCACGCACTACACGTCAAGTGCCCACTGTGTAAAATAAAAACGTGCTGATAATATAAATGGCAATCGTGTACATGATTAGTAATTCACACTATCTCAGTGATCATGGGTATGTGGATGTAAAGACAAAATCAGAGCTCGCGCGCCACAGAGCGCTCATGCGGGTCATCCGGTCGGGCGAACCTCCACTCGGACTTTTTAGGAGACTAAATGCCCTCATGGTCCTGTTTAAAAATAAGGACAAAAAACTTTCGCGAATCTTTCGAGAAGATCGGGATTGGGTAAAATCGAAGTTGATGTAGAGACCAAAAGTTTGAGTTTATAAAAAAATGATGATCTTTTAAAAAAGATTTTTCAAAAAAAATATCAATACATATAAATGTGGATTCTTCTTGGAATTGCACTTTTACTCAACACCCTTGTTGGTCGTTTCATTTCGAAACCCCGTGGTGAAGGGTTCGGAGGTAAAATACGAGACATAGGTTTTGATGTATTACCAGACCTGACCAAATATGAAATGCTCCATGACATCACACTGATCGTACCACTCGTGTTCCTCGTGATGAACTGGAAATCGGTTAACCAGAAGGGATACATCACCTTTCTCACGATGATGTACTTCATGCGCGCTATAACAAATATGGTGACCCAATTTCCCCGCGCCAAATCGACACCATGCCGTGAAGCGAGCCCCCTCTCCAACTGCAACGACTACATGTTTTCGGGACACACGACATTCAACATCGTCACATCCTATTTCCTCAAGAATGGTATGTTCCCCGTGTACCCCATCCTTTCATCCCTCGTGACAATTTCCACGAGAGCCCACTATAGTGTCGATGTTCTCATGGCATGGATCATCTTTTTCGCACTTAAATGTAACGTTCGTTCATAAGATATGGAACTCGCATTATACGAATTCGAGAGTGCGTACCCACGCATACTCTCACACCTAGAATCTGAACACGATGATCCCGCGGTACAACACTGCATCGAACAGGCTAAGCATCACTTGGATTTGACTCGCGAACTGTTGTCCGGAGCTGTGGTAAATCCGCAGACACATTATGATGATGCTCGTGCATTTTATCGAACACTTTGGCGAATTCTCCCTCTAATGGCGCTGATACAATCTTTCGAATCTCCACTTCCCGGTCAGGGTGTGGAGGAAAATTTACCAGATACGCCATCCTCAAACCTGTCAGACGAAGATAGTTTTGACCCTGCAACTCCACGGCGTCATTCAGAGTCTTGATCGTCTTGAATTCTAGTACAGTCTCGTTGTTGACGATGATATCCGCTCTCATATTACCAATCACATGCCCCTTGAAGGAAATTGGAATGATACGTTCCGATTCATACGGAATGTGTTTTTCTCGTAATAGAACCTCGACCGCGTTGTGATATACTCTCTCGCTGTAGCCAGGACCCAGCTGAGAATATACCTCTCGAGCGAATGCCTCGATGTTCATTAGATGTACTTCAATTTTCTTCTTTATCTAAAGTAAGATGGTCTCGGTAACACGACCGACCGAGAAACGTAGGGCTGAAACTGCGCGTAGACAGGCTCTCAACAGACGTCGCCAAGTGGAGAGACAACGGCGAATGACACGAATCAACGCTGCCATCAACCGCCTCGCTCGTAATTTCAGGCGTGTGAATATACCCAGGAATGCGTTCAATTTGGGTACGGTCACGGGAACTAATGGTAGCGTCTTGTCTGTTCGTTTGAGCCGTAAAACAATCAAAGAACTCCAAGACATATACAAAAAGACATGGGAACAACGTGTCGAGTATGCGGGTACGATACCATTCACCCTGTCAAACACACGAAACTATGTCAGGTTCAATAGACCCACAGCTCGAACGAATCAACAACTCGCCACTGTGCAGCCGACACAAGAAGAGATGACTCAATACATCGTGTATCACACACATCCCGTCCCTGAATACGCAACTCCACTTTTCACATACCCGAGTGAAGCCGATTTTAGAGTGTACATAAACGAATATCCAAACATGCAAGCGAATCTCATCCTCGAAAACCAAGGATACTACATCATCGACCTCATCGAAACAAACCTGAACAAACCCAATGTTGATGATGTCACCCGTGAGTTCAACCGTCTCGTACGAGGACAAGAATTTCAGAGGGTGTCAGTCACGTGGAGTAACCTGGGGTATTTTCAAACCACACCCACTCAATGGAAACGAGCCGTGAACAACTACATAGATCCTATCATGCGCAGAAAGTTTGGTATTTCCATCAAGTATTACACATGGGACCAACTCGGTGAGATTACACTTCTGGATAAAAATGTCATCATGAATATAGGATGACCGCACACAGGTTACACATTACAAAAATCGTGGTGCGAGATTTGAAATCTGTGAGTAAGCTGTCATCGAAGAATAGGTGGGAATATGGAGGTAAAGTGAAGTACGACAAGTGCATGAATTACAAAGGTCTCACCTACGTGACTTCTAAGGAGAGGGCGCGCGTCGACGC